CATGGCGTCAATCATTTTACCAATACCAGTTAATAGTGTTTCTGATTTTTCTGATACTTTAATCATTATTTTCCTCCATTTATATAATATTCATTTAAGTCGTTCCAAGATGATTTTTCTCTCACTTCTGCTTCTGCATATAATGATTGAGAAAATAGCGTCATCAAATAACTAGTGACACCGGTCATAGCTGCTGCCGCACCTAATAGCCATTGGTCTGTTTCTATCGCACCAACTGCTGATACCATAGCTAATGTACCCACTATTGCGAATACGATTGTCATATATTCATATATCTTTTTTTTCATAGTTTTATCCTTTTCTTCTTTTTCTCTCAACTTGTTATATTGTTCTGGTGTAATCATTACGCCGCCTCCAACATTGACATTGGTACTCTGTAAATTCTACCAGATAAATCAACCAAAGCTTTTGATTTCATAATCTTTGTAATAACACCCTTAGTCTTTTTAGTCTTCTGTACTACATTAACTGTCATACCAACCTTTAACATAGACTTAACTTTGTTCTGAATAATATCAGCAATCAAATCTTTAGTGTTATTTAAATCTTCAACACTCATACTAAATAATTGATTATTAAAAGTGTTCATATTCTCTATTGTTTTTGTCATAGTGTTTTCTCCTTTGTTCATATAGCTAATATACACTAATTAACAGTAGAAGTACAGATAAAAATGGTTAAAAAGCAAAATAATTTGGTTAAAAACCCCTTGCTATTAGTCACTTTTTTATTTTTTTTGTTCACCCTTTGTTCTTGTTCTATAAAATCGTGTAAAATTCAACCAAATTATGATGAAATTGGCGATTCGGCGTTAGAAAATAAAGAAAATTTGTCAGAAACTAACTTAACACATGCAATAGTGCGCTGTGAAATCTCTAATAAATAGAATCATATGATATTTTGTCAAAATTGCGGACACAAATGCCACTGTAATGAGTATTGTTGGCAAAAATATGATGTAGGTGGCGAAACTCTTTGTTGTAGGCATTGTCGTTGCGAAAAAGAAGAAAAAAAACAAACAAATAATGAAGATTTATTTAATGGAGCATAAAAATTATGAGTAAAATGAGATTATACAAATTTTGGAATGAAAATGGTGATGAAAAAGAAGTGGAAAAGATGAGTTTGAAGAAAGCAGTAATAGCTGTACAAGGTGATTACAAAGATAAGTTTATTGGCGTTGAATATGTGAGTAAAAAAGGCAAACAAATCAGTCAATCCATAGAAATACCAATGGGTCGTAAAATAAGACAAGCAATAATATTAGAAAAGAAACGAGCAGCACTTAAAGCGGCCAGAGAAGCAGGTAGATAATGGCTAAATTGAGTAAATCGTATGTGGCACACGAAAGAATGCCAAAAAAAACTTCACAAGGTAATAGAAAAGGTGTTAAATTTAGTTCAATGAACAAACATAAGAAAAGATCGTTTAAATTTTACAACTCACAAGGAAAATAATGCCAGCATGTGTTAGATCAGGTTTAGATAAGCATGTAGGACACGCAAGTCCAACACCTAATCCTTTTCATCAAACAAACTATGTAGGTGGATCGCCAAATGTATCAATAAACAGTGCTGCCTCAATTAGAGTTGGTGATAAAACAAGTTGTGGTGACCCTGCTGTGGCAGGTAGTCAAACAGTCAAAGTAAATAGTATCGCTATTCATAGAGTTGGTGACGCAACTGGTGGTCATGGTAGTTGGGTACCTAATGCGGCTTCTACAGGAAGCTCAAATGTATCCTCTGGTTAGTGTATAAATATTGGTATGCCTAGTTATAGTGTAGAAAATGTATCAAACAAAAGTAAAAGAGCAAGTCGTATATACAAAGACTTGGATTTAGACTTTGGTAGAAACATAGTCACTAATGATGTAAATAAATTGACTGACGCAGAGGCAGTTAAACGAAGTGTAAGAAATTTAATTCAGACTAACCACTTTGAAAGACCATTCCACCCAGAGATTGGTGGTAATGTAAGAGCATTGTTATTTGAACCAGTGACACCATTAACAGCTCTAAACTTACAAAGAAAGATTGAAGAAGTATTAACTAACTTTGAACCGAGAATTAAATTAGTACAAATTATAGCAAGACCCGACTTAGATAGAAACAGATACCAAGTATCAATTAGTTTTTATGTAATAGGTGTAGCACAACCAGTCACAGTTGAAACATTTTTAGAAAGATTAAGATAAAATGGCAAGTAATAAATTAGAAGTTTCAGAATTAGATTTTGATAATATTAAAAGTAATCTAAAAACCTTTTTACAAAATCAATCAGAGTTCCAAGACTATGATTTTGAAGGATCTGGTTTTGCTGTTCTATTAGATGTTCTTGCTTACAATACTCACTACTTAGGTTTCAATGCTAATATGTTAGCAAATGAAATGTACTTAGATAGCGCTGACATAAGAAAAAATATTGTGTCAATAGCAAAGATGTTAGGTTATACACCGACATCACCAAAAGCTCCTACGGCAACTATTGATATTTTATTAAACAATGCAACTGGCGCAGCAGTCACAATGGCTAAAGGTACTTCTTTCAATACAACAGTTGATGGAACAACTTATCAATTTGTCACAGACTCAGCACATACAATGTCACCATTAAATGGTATTTACAAATTTTCAAACATTAATGTTTTTGAAGGAACATTAGTCACATTTAAATATACAGCAAACACATCTGACCCAGATCAAAGATTTATTATTCCAAGTGTCAACGCTGATACATCTACTTTAAAAGTACAAATACAAAATTCAGTATCAGATACTACAACAAACACATATACACAAGCTACAGGTTTTACTTCTTTAGATACAACTTCAAAAGTTTATTTCTTACAAGAGGGTGAAGATGGTAAGTTTGAAGTTTATTTTGGAGATGGTATTATAGGTAAAAAATTAGATGATGGTAATATTGTTATATTAGAATATATTGTTTCTAATAAAGATGAAGCAAATGGCGCAAGTGCATTTACACTATCAGGTAGTATTGGTGGATTTACAGATGTCACTATTACAACAGTTTCAAATGCTCAAGGTGGAGCAGATGCACAAACAAAAGATTCTATTAAATTTAACGCACCATTACAATATGCTAGACAAGATAGAGCAGTGACTACTTCTGATTATGAAACACTAGTACAAGAATTATATCCTAATGCTCAATCAGTATCAGCTTGGGGTGGTGAAGATGATGAAACTCCAATTTATGGTGTAGTAAAGATTGCGATTAAAGCAGCGTCAGGTTCTACACTTACCGAAGCTACAAAAGATAGTATTGTAGCTCAATTAAGAAAATACAATGTTGCCTCTGTTAGACCAGAAATTGTTGATCCAGAAATTACAAAATTATTACTAACAACAACTGTTAAGTATGATGAAAGAGCAACTACAAAAACTAGTGACACAATTAAGTCAGAAGTTTTAACAACATTAACAGATTATAATTCTAATACACTAAGTAAATTTGATGGTGTTTTTAGACACTCAAAAATTACAGGTTTAATTGATGCTACAGATACATCTATTTTATCAAACATAACAACACTAAAAATTAGAAAAGATTTAGTACCAAGTTTAAGTTTGTCAACAAAATACGATATATATTTTAGAAATGCTATTCACAATCCTCACTCTGGTCATAATGCATCAGCTGGTGGTGTAGTTAGTTCTACAGGTTTTAAAGTTCCTAATGATACGAATGTCTATTTTATAGATGATGATGGTATAGGTAATATAAGAAGATATTATCTAGTAGGTTCAGTTAGAACATATGCTAATAGCACACAAGGTACAGTTAATTATTCAACTGGTCAAATTACAATTAATTCATTAACAGTTGCGTCAGTAGAAAATATTAGAGGCGCTTCATCTTCAAATATTGAAATAACTGTTGAACCAGCTTCATCTGACATAGTTCCTGTAAGAGATCAAATTTTAGAAATAGACACAGCAAATGCAACAATCACAGTAGAGGCAGATACCTTTGTTGGTGGCTCTGCTGATGCTGGCGTAGGTTATACAACACAATCTAACTACTAATGGCTAAGTTCACAGACAAAATATCTAACCTGATAAATCAACAGGTTCCTGAGTTCGTATTAGAACAACACCCTAAATTTTTAGAGTTCATAAAATCATATTATACTTTTATGGAGTCAGCAGAGTTAGGTGTGACTTCAGTACAATCTACTGACGGTATCAAATTAGAAACAGAAACAAATCAAAATAATGAATTAATATTAGATGGTTCTCGTTTAGATACAGATAGAACACAATTAGATGCTGGTGATAAAATTCTTTTAGAAAGTTCTACTTATGGTAAATTTACAAGAGGTGAAATAATCACAGGTTCTACTTCAAACGCAACAACAACAGTTCTTGCTGAAGATTTAGATAACAATAGAATTTTTATATCAGCACAAGATAAATTTATAAATGGTGAAACTATAACAGGTGCCACATCTGAAGCTCAAGCAATAATTAATAATTACAAACCAAACCCAGTTAATAATATACAAGACTTATTAAACTTCCGTGATCCTGATAAAGCAATATCTAACTTCTTAACAAAATTTAGAAATGAGTTTTTAAATACATTACCTGAAACTTTAGCAAGTGGTGTTGATAAAAGAAAGTTAATTAAAAATATTAAATCTGTATACAAATCAAAAGGTACTAATCGTGGACATGAGTTATTTTTTAAGTTATTATTTGGACTACAATCAGAAACAATTTATCCTAGAGAGAATCTTTTAAGAGCATCAGATGGTAGTTTTAGTACGAGTAAAATATTAAGAGCAATTAGTACAATAGGTGATACATCTAGTTTAATTGGTCGTTCAATAGAAGGTGAAACTTCTGGCGCAACTGCTACAATAGAAAATATATTTAAGTTTCAAATAGGATCAAATATTGTCACAGAATTTATTTTAAATGATGATACAATAGTTGGTACTTTTACTATCGGTGAAACTATTAGAGGTACAGATTCAGATACATCTGATACTTACATCAAAGCAACAATTACAGGTATACCTAGTGTAATTAGTATTACGAATGATGGTAATTTATATACTGAAAATGATTCAATAGTCACTACTGGTGGAGGACAAGGTGCTATTCTTCAAGTTGATGCTGTTGGTCGTGGAGGTATAACAGATTTTGTAATAGCTACAGGTGGTACTGCTTATGAAATTGGTGATGATATAAATTTTACAAATACAGATACAGGTGGTGGTTCTGCCAAAGCAAAAGTTTCAGTTGTTAATGGTGGTATCACAACAGAAAATGGAACTGTTGGTGGTTCTTCTACAAGTCACATTGTACTAGAAGATGAAACTACAAGAGGCGATTCATACACAGGAAATAAAATTGTACAAGAAAGTGGATCTGGTTCAAACGATATTACAGATATAAGAATTATATCAGCTGGAAATAACTATCAATCTTTACCAGTGGTAGCTGCTGCTACTACAACTGGCTCAGGCGCAGTTGTTTTTGCTCATGGTACAGATGTAGGTAGAATACTAGGATTAAAAATTATTGAGTCTGGCGCAGGTTATGAAGCGTCACCCTCTCCACCTACATTAGCATTACCAAGTTATTTAATTATATCAGGTGTGACAGGTAGTTTTTTAACTGGTCATACTATTACAGGTGTTAACAGTGCTTCAACTACAATATCAGCAACTATTGTATCTTATACATCAAGCACAGGTATATTAAAAGTTTCTAGTCCAACAGGTGTCTTTGCTGAAAATACACCTATAACTTCTAGTGGTGGTGCAACTGCTACAGTAGAAAAAAATGATTTAGCAACAGCAACAGTCACAATAGGTTCTGTTGTAGATACTGCTGGTACTTTTATAAACCAAGATGGTTGGAGTTCAGAAACTTCAATGAAAATACAAGATAGTTTATATTACCAAGATTTTTCTTATGTAATCAAAGTTGGTCGTACTATTAATGACTGGAGAGATAGTTTTAAAAAGACAATGCATACATCTGGTTTTTATTTTACAGGTCAAGTAGATATTCAATCCCAAGTAAATGCTCAAATACAAAGTATTGTAGGTATTAATTCTGGTATAGAATATGAAGATATTGCTCTAGTTATCAATACTCTTTTCTCTACAATATTTGGTAGAAGATTAGGTACAACTGATGATGGTACTAGTTTGAGAGCAAACTCACATTTAGGTATTGATCCTGACTTTACAGATAGTACAAGTGATCACTTTACACCTAATACAAGAGATTTAACTTTAACTAGACTTATGAGTTTCAGCATGACAATGAAAGAAAGAAGTACAGTTAGAAATAATACAACTAGATTTGGTAGAGCTGTAGCTGGTCCTAACTTGAAGTCTTTATCTAGTTTAATATTAAACACACATTATGCTAGTAGAATACAAATAGGACAATTAAATGATTTAAGATTGATGGGTACAAAAAATACAAGTATAGATGGCGAGTTAAACATATTAGGCGATTTTGAACATGAACAAAAAACTGAATTTGCCTTACCATCTGAAATATTCCATATATCTAACGACAGTTTTGATGAAGATAGAGCTTCATTTGATAATACAAGCATTAAATTTGATGCAGTTTAATTATGATTATAAATAATAATAACAAGAATTTGATTGTTAAGATAAATGATAGAATTTTAACAAAAGAGGAGTATAGATTAGAAGATAATAATATTACTTTTAAAACACCCCCTAAACCTAATGATAAAATATCAGTATTAAGAGAGAACAATGGCCAAACAAGTAATTAATATAGGAACAACTGCTAATGATGGAACGGGTAGTACAATTCGTGCCGGCGGTGATTTAATTAACGATAACTTTACAGAAATTTATACAGCGTTAGGTGACGGTACTACAATTACTTTTGATGTCACAGGCGCAACTAACGGACAAGCATTAGTTTANAATGCGGCATCTGGTAAATTNAAACCAGGTACAGCTTCAGTAAGTTCTAGTTTTATTGTTTCAGGTGATGGTGGAGCAAACCAAACAATTTCTACAAGTGATACTCTTAATGTAGCAGGTGGTACTGGTATTACAACAACTGGTGTTGCGACAGACCAATTATCTATTGCGATTGACGCAACTGTAGCTACACTANNAGGNTCTCAAGCATTAACAAATAAAACTATCGCTGCTGGTAGTAATACGATTNCAGGTTTAACTACTTCAAACTTATCAGGTAGTGCTGCGATAACAAGTGGTCAATTAGCTGGCTCTATCGCTAACGCAAAATTAGCTAATTCAACATTTACAATACAAGGAAGTGATTCATCAACTGATGCTGTTGCTCTAGGAGAAACATTAGTATTTGCTGGTTCAGTCACATCAGCTGTTTCTGGTAATACAATTACATTAACAGGATTTTCTGGTGGTACAGATTTAGACCAAGCAAACGCAGTGGTTAGAGATGTAGGTTATATATCTCATAGATCATCTTCAGCTACACCTACAAAAACCATAGTAGTGACAGTTGCCGCTCAAGCAGCAGAACATTATTATAATGGTACAGGTTCATCAAACAAATTTGTTTTAGATGGTGACCAAGGTCCAGCTTTACAATTATCACCAGGTATATATAGATTTGACCAAGCAAACAATACAAACGCAACACACCCTTTAAGATTTTACCAAGACCCAGCTAAAGCTGAAGCATATACAACAGGTGTCACTACAAATGGTACACCAGGAAGTAGTGGTGCTTATACTCAAATAGTTATTGATAAAGATACACCTTTAACATTATACTATCAATGTTCTAGCCACGCATACATGGGTCATGTTATACAAGTCGTTGGTGGATTTTCAAATGGTGACTTAACATATTCAAATGGTACTGCTACAGGAGATGGTTCTACAACTACAACAACTATTTCAGCTGGTAGATCAGTTAATGATGTAATTGTGACAGTAAACGGATTATTATTCGTTCCTACTACTGACTATACAATTTCAGGTACTACATTAACATTTGCTGCTGCGCCAGGCGCAGGTAATGAAATTTCAATTAGATATTTACCGTTATCAGGTTCTGCTACATATACTAATACAACAGCAGTAGGTGATGGGTCAACAGTAGCAGTCACAATCGCAGCTGGAAGAACAGCAGCCGATTTAATTGTGACAGTCAATGGTGTATTAATGACACCTGCTGATGACTATTCAGTTTCAGGTACAACTCTAACATTTGTGACTGCTCCAGCAGCATCTGCTGAGATTAGCATAAGATTACTAAGGTTAAACTAATATGGGTGCGATAACTAGAAATTTAGCTTTCAATGTTTTAACAGGTGGTGTTTTACATAGATCAGTATTAGAAAATGCTTCTCTAGCCAATGTCACATCAATACCAGGAGCTGGTGGTGGGTCATTTACAATAGTACAAAAACAAACTTGTAGTGATAGTTCAACAATAGAGTTTACTTCAATAGGAACCCACAAAGCTTACTTAATGACATTTAATCAAGTACACCCATCTGCTGATGGCGCAGACATACAATTTTCTGCTACATCAAATGGGTCAGATTGGAATGTTCCAAAGTATGGTGGTGGTAATGAATTTTTAAGTTCAAAAAATGGGTCTTATGGACAACATCAATATAGAACAGATCATCAAGCAACTAACGATACTGGAAATCATAAATTTTTTAGAGATGCAGGAAATGCTAATGAGGAATGTATGAATGGTTGGTTATGGATTATGAATCCACATATGACAACTTCATATAAAACTTATCATGGAAGATTTTGGGGAAGTATAAATGATATTGCTGGATCAACTGATGGAACAATAGCACATATGTTTAATGGTTTTATGAATCAAACTTCTGCTGTCACAGGATTTAGAATAAGTCCTAACTCAGGTAATTTACAAACAGGCGTAATAACGCTTTACGGATTGGATCAAAGCTAATGGGAGCAGTCACTAGAGCATTGGCAAATAATATAGGCGCAAGCGGCGTATTGGCAGCTAGTGCTTTTAATAATACTAAATCTTTTGGAAATATATCATCTTTACCAGCAGGTATTCAATCAGGTACTCTAAAATTACTTTCAACAACTACTGTTTCAAGTAATACAACAAATGTGGATATTACTGCTAATATAACTGCAACTTATCCAACTTATCAATTAAGATTTATTAATATAAAAGTTGAAACTGATGGTGCTAATGTTCAATTTAATTCATCAATCAATGGTGGATCAGGTTATGGGATAGCAACAACATCTACTTATAGTAGAACAGCAGGACAAAGTGCATACAGTTATGAAACAGATAAAGATTTACATAACAGTACAAGTCCACAAAGACTTTCACACTCTCAAGGTAATGACTCTGATAGTGGTCTGTGCGCATATATGTGGTTATACAATCCATCAAGTACAACATTTAATAAAGGGTTTCAAGTAGATGGAGTATTTTTTCAAACTGATAAAGCAAACTTTTACTATCATTGTCACGGTATGATTAATACAACAAGTGCTGTAAACGCAGTAAGAATTAATGCTAGTTCAGGAGATATAGCTAGTGGCATAATAAAACTTTACGGATTTCAGGACGCATAATGGGAGCTAGAGCTAGAGGATTTGCTAACGGATTATCAAGTGGAGGTAAACTATTACCTTCGGTTGTAAGCAATACAAACATGACTAATTTTACAAGTCTACCATCAGGAGTAGCATCTCCTGGTAGTTTTACTAAAATAACTCACGCTGTTTTAAGTAGCACTACGCAGGCAGATTTTACTCTCAGTGGTGGATACAAAGAATATATGTTTGTTGCTTCTAATTGTAGACCTAATGCTACATCAGAACCAGATTTCAAATGGAATGGTTCTTCTGATGGAACAAACTTTAATTTAGCAATGCAAAGTGGTGTTAATAGAACAGGGTCAAGTTCATCTCAACAATTACACCAAATTTATACTCCTGCTGGTGCTTCTGGTGGAACAACTGGTACATTTTGGGGGTTTGACATGGAGGGGGCTAACCAAGACAGTACTGCTGGTAGTATGACACTTCATCTTTTTGACCCACATACAGTAGGAATGGCAACATATTTTATGTTTGAATCATCTGCAGTACACGATGCAGTAAGAGCTGACCATTATAGACAAGGTGGTTATTTTGAAACTACGGCAGCTATAACAAAAATAAGATTTTTTAGAGATACAGGAAACTATACAGACGGCTTTATTACTATGTATGGTCTTTCGTAATCTATTATAAATAAAAGAGAATAAGGAGAAAATTAACAATGCCAAGATTTAAACTAGTAGATGGAGTAAGAATCCAATTTACTGCTGACGAAGAAACGGCTAGAGATAATGAAGAAGCGGCATACGCTGCTGCTGCAGGTACTAGAGCTCTGGCAAATTTAAGAGAACAAAGAAATATTAAATTAGCAGAAACTGATATTTGGGGTCTATCTGACTTTACAATGTCTGCTGAAATGACAGCTTATAGAGAAAAACTTAGAAATTTACCTGCTGAACATGATACTTCTGATAGTTCGGCTTTAGCAGAAAATTTAAGTAATTTAGTATGGCCTACGAAACCATAAAAAAACGATTATAAATATTGATAAGGAAAGAAAATGCCAGCAATAATAACAAATAAATTTAGAATACATAACGCAGAACAGTTTTCAGAATCTTTTACTGAATCTGGAGCAAATGTGTATTACATGGGTATAGGAAGACCTCAACCTTTTGCTACTTTAACAAGAGGTGATTTAAGAACAACTAATGAAGGAACTGATACAACTCCTTTAACACCAGTTGATTCTATACAAGATGAGTTCTTTTATTTTGACGATATGTTGGCTGCTAAGAAAATTACTAGTTCAGATATTTCATTTGTTATACCAAGAAGAAATTGGGCAACAGGTACAGTCTATGATTATTATAGACACGATTATGGAAATAGAATAACAGGTGGTACTTCAATACAAGCAGCAAATAGTGGTGCGACTACTTTATTTGACGCTACTTTTTATGTACTATCAAGTGCAAATCATATTTACAAATGTTTAGATAACAATGGTAATGCTGCTTCAACAGTAGAACCTACTGGAACATCAACATCTATTCTATCAACTGGAGATGGATACAAATGGAAATTTAT